GGCCACAGGGTGGCCACCTTCGTGCCAGTTCGTCTTGCTGGCCGTGGCCCGATCAACTTTTATTCAAGACGTCAAAGCAAGACGATGACAACAAATAACGAATCACAACTGTCAGATATTCAGAAGTCCCAAATAGAGCACGCGTTTGCGTACATGCAGCGTGGGTGGTCGTTGGTGATGATGCCGATGAAGACGAAGGGTCCGAATTACCCGGGCTGGAACAGCCCCTCGGAACTCATCAACACCCCCGAACGCGCCGTCCAAAAGCTCGCCTCTGGCCCACAGAACATGGGCCTCGTGCACCAACCCAGCGGAACCTGCGCCTTGGACGTCGACGACGAGGCATGGTCTCGTCACATCATGGAAGAGCTTGGCATCGACTACGACGCCATCATCGAGCAGGGCATGCGCATTCGCAGCAAGGACAATCGCGACAAGGTGATCTTCGTCGGCGCCCCCGCTGACCTGCCGCTGCTCAAGATCAGTTGGCCCAAGAAGGATGCGAAGTCCCCAGTCGATCGCTTCACCATCATCGAGTTTCGTGCTGGCCCAAACCAAGACGTGCTGCCACCGAGTCAGCACCCTGATGGGCACAACTACACGTGGACCGAGGGTCGCGCACCGTGGGACTTTGACGACATGCCCACCATGCCCACAATTCTGTTGGACTTGTGGCGTCAGCTCGCGGATCGCTCGAGCGGTTTGCGTGAAGAGATTGACAACATGTGCCCATGGAAGACCATGCACAGTGGCAAGCGTTACGCGCAGCAGAGTCGCACGGTAAACCCAGAGCACAACGACGTGATCGGCGCGTACAACAAGGCGGTGAGCCTTGAGGATCAGTTGACGCAGGCGGGCTATCGCAAGAAGGGGAAGCGTTGGTTGGCGCCCAGCTCGAGCACCAAGATACCCGGCGTCGTCGTGTTCTTGGATCAAGACCAGCAAAAGTGCTACAGCCACCACGGCAGCGATCCGTTGGCCGACGGCTATGCGCACGACTCGTTCGACCTCATGTGCACCTTGCAGCACAACGGTGACATCAAGGCCGCCTTGGATGAGGCTGCTAAGTTGGTGGGCATCGAGCGCCACGCACCCAAGCGCAAGCCCGACGTGGTCATTGACCTCGACGCAGCCCTTGCAGCTCAGGCCAAGCGCAAGGCAGCTGCTGCTGAACCGATCCCCGTGCTCGAACGCAGCACCACGCCCATCACCTCCACCACGATCATCATCGAGGATGATGGCGGCGCGTTGCCTGTGCTTAAAAAAGAGGCACAGAACTCTGATGAGTTGGCCTACGACGTTCCAGATTACCCACGTCACTTGCTGCAGACAGGCGGCATCGTGCAAGAGATCATGGAGTGGATCTTGCAAACGGCTCAAAAGCCCCAACCCATCCTTGCGTTGGCTGGCGCACTGAGCGTGGTGGGCACGGTGCTTGGTCGCAAGGTGGCTACGAGCACTGGGCTGCGCACCAACTACTACCTCGTTGGTGTGGCTGGCACATCAGCTGGCAAGGACCATGCACGTAAGTGCGTCAAGGTCCTCATGACAGCGGCTGGCCTCCACGACTTGCTTGGCGGCGAAGAGTTGGCATCAGGGCAGGGTCTCTTGGCACGCACGGCCGCGCACCCCAACACGCTGTTCCAAATCGACGAGCTCGGGCTACTGCTCAAGGCAGTGGCCACCAAGGGATCAGGCCCCCACCTCGCATCGATCATTACCAGTTTGATGAAGTTGTTCTCGAGTGCAGGCACGGTCTACAACGGCACAGAGTACGCGGACCAAAAGAACCGCAGCCGCGTGGACATTGCGTACCCTTGCGTGGGCTTGCATGGCACAACCACACCTGAGACGCTGTGGCCCGCACTGCAAAGCCAAGACGTGGTGAGCGGATACCTTAACCGCATGATCATGATGTTCGTGCCTGATCGTCGCGTGCAAAAGCAGTACGTGGGCATCGGTCAGCCACCGCAGTCGATCATCGATTGGATGAAGGCCGCGCGTGAGATGAGCAACGGCATCATGGGCCTAGACCCAGCCAACCCGATCGAGGTGCCCTTCGCTGGCATGACCAACCAAATCTTCATGGACTTCGACACATGGGTCGAGGACCACATGGAGGAGGTCAAGGCCAAACAATTGGCTCCGCTGTGGGGTAGGGCATGGGAGCATGCTGCAAAGTACGCCCTAGGCTTCGCATGCGCCCGCTACGACGCTAAAACACTCAAGCAGGTAGCTCAGGGTGGGGGACTCGAGATTGACCCCTCCAGCGCCCAATTAGCCATCGACTTCGTCAAGTTCACCATGTTGGTCCAAGAGGATCAGGTAGCGACTCGAATGGGCGACAGTGACTTCGATCGTTGGTGTCAGGACACCTTGCGCGTGATCGTCCAAGGTGGTGCCTCTGGTCGCACTGAGCATGAGCTGAATCGATTCAGTCGCACCTTCAGAGCACTCGAGCCACGTAACCAAGACAACATCATGGATGCACTCAAGCGCCGCGAGGCGGTGAAGCTTGTACAGTTCAAACCACCATCAGGTCGTGGCAAAAGTCGTATGGCTTGGGTTGCTACTCAATTTGCACCAGATGATCAAGATGAGAATGAAGGGGATTAAACGCAACAAATAGCAACAGGCTTGTCTCCTTGGGAAAGCCGCATGGGGCAAGGGATTGGTATATATATATATTAAAAAAAGATACCCTTTATTTATATATATATTCTCTCTTTCCCCCATTCTTAGGCACCCCTGTTCTTGTTGCGTTTGTTGCGTTTGTTGCTGTTATTAAAATGATGTGGTTAAAAAACAACATTCGTTACAAGTAACGAACCTGCTTAAAAAAGAGGCACTTTATGGAATTGAAAACGATTGAGTTGGAGCTGCCTTGGCCGCCAACTGGGAACCATGCGACGAAGCACACTCGCGCTGGCGTCCACTACAAAACGGCCGAGGCAAAGTCCTATCGCGCTGCCATCGCGCAGCTGCTTGGTTGGAAGGGATTGGGCAAGGAGCCATTGCTTGGCCCGCTCAAGGTTGAGTGGCTGTTGGCCCCACCTGATCGACGTGCTCGCGACGTGGACAACGCACGCAAGGAAGCAGCCGACGCCCTCACGCTTGGCAAGCTTTGGGCTGACGACTCGAACAAGGTGATCCGCGAGGAGCGATTCATTTGGACTGACCCAGAACCAAAGGGGAAGATTTTCTTGACGATAACTGTTGGAGATTTGACATGATTGAAGTGATCAAGGCTTACACCAGCGGACCGACTAGGCCAGTTGCTGTGACTCTTGCGTACCGCTGCAAACGCTGCGAGCGGATATGGCCAGACATCATCAACGACAGAGTCAAAGCGTACAACCACGAATGCAAAGGGAGAAAGTAATGATCAACAAACGAGCACTTGAGAAGGCAATCAACGACAGCATGCGCGAGGAGTTCGCGCTGAAGATGCGTGAGTTCCTTTGCTACGGTGCACCCAAGGAAATCACTGAGCTGTACAAGCGATACGTTGACGAGTGCATCGCGGCAGACAAGCGCAAGGCTGCGCTGCTTCAGAGGCTGAAGGTTGCATCGATCTGCATCGTTGCAGCACTCACCACGTTTGCAATTGTTTTGATTTTGACTGGACGACCATGACACAAAGAGACATCAACGAAATGGCCAGCGAGTGCGGCCTGATTGTTACCCCACCCATCGAAGACTTTGCCAAACTGGTAGCAGCTAAAGAGCGTGAATGGCTGATTGGTTACATACGAATTCATCAACCATCCTGCGAACAAATGGCTAACGCAATCCGAGCAAGAGGCGAAGCATGACATCGCGGATCGACAGCACAGGCACAGCAGCCGTGGACCACAACTACTTTTGGCAACCGATCAGCACCTGCCCGCGCGGCGTCAAGGTGCAGTTGCTAGGCGGCGGTGGCGTGGCCATGTACGGCCAATACCATGGCAAGGACACGTTCTACACACACTGGGCGCCACTGCCCAAACTCAAGCGAGGTGAGCAATGATTCGAATTCAACCTGATTGGTGCGGTGAGCTGCTCAGCATGTGGGCGGCCAAGGATTGGAGCGACGCCCAAGGTGACCTCGGCTTTCCTCACGTGTCACCCATGTTTGCCAAGACCACGGCGTTCGCTGCCGAGGTCGAGGACGTCGAGGGCTACAGCAGCGCAGAGCTTCGTGCCATGACCGCTGCAGTCGAGTGGCTCAAGACCACGCACCAAGATCATTGGCGTGCGCTCAGTCGTGAGTTCAGGCAATGGACCCGCAAAGACTTACCACCCAAAGACAACGACCGCGAGCTGGTTCTCGAGGCTGGGCAAATGCTTGCGAAATATATCGACGAAACCCTCGGCTAACGTTCACATCTGTTATACAATCGCGCAACGCAATTTCGCGTTGCATCTTGGAGACGACCATGATCACACCACAAATCGAAGGCGGCCAAATCGTTGGCCCACGCACACTCACCAACTCAACTGTAGACCAACGCAGCAACCCGCTCGTCGTCGGTTGGATTCCTGTACGAGCAGGCTCACAAGAGCACGAGGACATCCCCAGTCGCTTCGGCGATCGCCTCGAATACCGCGATGGTCGCGTGAAGGAATTGGGCGCATGACAGTAAAGAAGACCGCCAAGACTGGGCGCATTCGCACCTTGCTGCGCGATGTCGCCAAAGGGCTGACAGCGCAAGAGATTGCAGATCGCCTAGGCATTGACGCTGGATACGTTCGCGTCATGCTCAACGCTATGCCAGACACATACATCGAGCGATGGGATCGTACAAAGACAGGGCGAGGATGGCTCGCTGTGTGGAGCGTTGCTCGCGTACCGCCTGACGCTATGCGCCCAAAGTCTGCAGCTGTTGAGCGTCGCTTGTATGACGCGAAGTACCGCGAGAGGAAGCGATACGAGAAGCGCAAGGCTGAGAAGGCCGCGAAGATGGAGGCGATGCAGCCCGCAGCGCCAACAAGCAACGGGCCAAAAACCGTGTGGGTTACACCACCACCATGGAGTCACTGATGACATACGCAGACAAATGGAAGATCGCCAAGGTGATTGGCGAGTTGGCGTGGAAGCTGAGCTTGTTTGTTTTGCTGATCGTGATATGGCTCAACATCTTTGACGGCTTGCTGAACAAGGACTACATGAAGGCTATTGCGTGGCTCGCACTGCGCATGGTTGTTCAACTGAATGAGATTGAGGAGAAGTTATGAGTGAGTGGAAGCAATACAGTTTTCAAACCACAACGTGCTATCGACGCGGTGGATGGTTAGGTGTGTGGGACGCGATCGTCTCGGCAGTCACTGGCCAACCACGACGCTTGATCGAGGGTCCTGCGACCATTAGCTTTTGGGCGAAGAGCGGAGCGAATGTGTCGTTCAGTCAAGTGCAGACAGAGTGGAAGGATCAGCCATGACCAAAAAGACAATCGAGCAAGCATACGAAGAGCTGCGCCAAATCATTGACGGTGGCTCAGAGTCGTTCACGCATGATGATGCTGTTCAATACTTGAAAGACAAGTTGGCACAGCCAGAGCAGGAGCCTGTGGCGTGGCGTAATGCGGCTATTCGTGTGGGTGAAGACCTGTGTTCTGTTGGCCCGTTTGGGTATTACGACATGACCGCAGAGCAGTGGCTTGATTGGGCTTTGAGTGTTGTCACTGTTCACGCACCGCCACCACAGCGAAAGCCGCTGACGGATGAGCAGATTGACGCAATAGCTGACGAGTACATTGTCGATTACAGAATACCTGCTGGCTGTGCTTGGAATTTTGCCCGAGCCATTGAAGCCGCCGCCCACGGCATTAAGGAGTAAGACGTGAACGACTTATTTAAGCCGCATCAATGCCCAAGATGCTTTGGACTATTCAAGGTTGGTGATAGGTTTTGGAATGACTCTGGAACCATCTATCACTGGATATGCTGGGTCAACAAATCTAAGGAGAATAGGACATGAACCCAAACCGCGACACCTGCAAACACAGATACGAGCCAACCAACTTCGGCATCAAGTACCGCACACCCAACAGCCATTGGTGGAGCTGCACGCGCTGCGGCAATACGATATTCTCTGAGCTGAAGGAGAAGTCATGAGGTACGCAATCATCATCGCAACCTTGCTGCTTGGCGGGTGCAGTGAGTTCACCTGCATCAACGGTCAGGTGTATCGACGCCTTGATGGAGACACTTGGATTCGCAGCGGCCAATGGGCGCACTCTGAGTGCACAATGATTCAGGAGAAAAAATGAGCAAGAACAACATCACTGGCGACTCGTTGGTTACCAAGCCATCGACCGACGAGTACAGGGCTGGCCTCGAGCGAGTCTTCGGCGTCAAGAAACCTTGGTACATCATTCGAGATGAGCAGGCAAAACAGGAGCAATCAAATGAACATCGACAGGCTGAAGCTGGACAAGCCAGCACCACTGACGAACGCTGAACGCCAAAAGCGTTGGCGTGCTAAGCAGGCCAGTCGCGCGGTGGCCCTGCACTTCTCGGCCCACACCGAGGCCACGGCAGCCCTGCTCTACCTTCGCAAGCAGTGGGGCTTCACCAGCCACCAAGAGACGATCGAGGCGGCCGTGCGCCACCTCGCGCTCGAGACTCGCATGGGCCTAAAGCGCATTCAGCTAGACGCCGTTGACGTGTTCGACCAGCGGTGATATAGTGCGCCTCGGAGCAGTGTCTCCAAAATCAGCCCGCCGCGTGCGGGCTTTTTCGTTTTTATTGACCCCCTGCCGCCCTTTCAAGTGTCCGTCTCCCATGAGATAGGGATGGCTAGGGGTGTCATTCATCGTCTTGTGGAGACGCCACAGTGGACAAGAAAGCAGCAAAGAATGAGCG